CTAAGAAAAGTGATTATAACAGAGCCACTTCTCCAAAAGGTGTTTATGTAAATGGTTTTAAATTTCAGTGGTTTGTTGGAACTACAGGGGGATTGAAAAATGAAACTATTTTATTTGTACGTTCTGACCTTTTGGAAGAATTGGATAAAAGATGTGAATGTGGAAGAAAAAAAGAATATAAGTTAGTTCCAGCCAAGTACGAAGCTTATAAATCTCTTACATGTTCCGCTTCTTTGGAAATTATAGAACCCAGAGATGTGCTTGTGGTTTCTGATTGTTTTGTCGAGTTTTATGATACAGTAATCAATATAGATGATACAGACAGAGAAGAACCAGAAGTAACAACTTTACAAAATGTTTTACTTAAAAACAACGGCAGTGATGGTCTGAATCTTTGTACCCCAGAATACATGCAAAAAGTAGCAGATAAACTTAATTTAGATTATCTTCCTTCGGGAGTTTGCTTAAGAAATGCATGGCTTAAAGGAATGTTATACGTATTTGATATTTTAGATTTTGCAGAGAAAATAGCAAAAACTTATGAAGTGAAAGATATTTGGGGCCATGTTCATGATATACGTAATGTGGATATGATTATTACAGAATCTAGTTTAAAGATTTGGGATAATTATAAAAGCTGGGAAGATTATCATAGTTGCTATTTTAATAATGGCTATCGTTTTTCTGTAACTAAAGTTGCTCCAAAAATTTTGGATGATGTAAGAGAAATAAATTATCAGTATTTACAATCTTACGAATTAACAGATGAAGATATTAAAGAATTAGCTAAACCTACTGTTGATTGGCTTAAGCAATCTTTAACTGGTGATTATGAACAAACTTTGAAATTTTTGGGAATAAGTGAAAAAACAAAAAGTAATGATTATGCACAAGCTTTATATCTTAACCCAGAAATGATGAAAGACCCTTATGTAATTGACAGAATTAACAAAATGATAAAGAAAAAGATTAATAATGCTAAGATTGGTAAATTACTGGTTAATGGAAATTATCAACTTGTGAGTGGCGACCCATACGCATTGATGCAACATGTATTTGGACTAGAGGTTACAGGACTTTTAGAAACAAAAGAAATTTATTCCAAATATTGGAATGATAAAGAAAATGCAGAAGAATTAGTATGTTTTCGTAGTCCTATGACAAGTCATAACAATATTCGCAAAATGAAAAGAATTAATAATGACGCTGTAAATTATTGGTATCGTTATATGGATACTATATTTATTATTAATATTAAAGATACGTTTTGTATGGCTATGAACGGATGCGATTTTGATGGCGATGCAATTTATTCTACAAATAATTCAGTATTGTTAAGAAAATATATAGAACTATTAGCGATTCAGTGTGTTCAGCGTAAGGCTCAAAAACAAATTGTTACTAGGTCTATGATAAAAAAGAGTAATTATAAAGGATTAGGAAATGGGGTTGGTAAAATTACTAATGATGTATCCAGTATGATTGATATTCTCTTTGGGTTACAAAAGGGTACAATTGAGTACGAGACACTTTACAAACGTATTCTATGTGGTCAGCTATTTCAGCAAAATGAATTGGATTAACCTAAAAAATTGAGTCCAATTAAAAATCGGTGAACCTAGAAATCTAGGGTGTCTATCTTACGTACAGGAGCGGAATTGTAGTAAATGACAATTTGAAGATAGGCTAACAGGGGAAGTCTTAATATTTTTTGTTATAATAATAAAGAAAGGAGGATTAGTAATGAGAAGAAAAGATTTATCAAATAATATTTATGGATGTTTACAAGTAATTGATATAGATGAAAAAGGCACTCAAGAGGAAAAGAAAAAGCGTTTACATTGGAATTGTAAATGTCTTAAATGTGGAAAAATTGTTTCTATACGTGGAGAAAATTTGGTAAGTGGTAATACTACCGGTCATGGATGTGATAAAAAGTGAAAAAATAAGTGCAAAAATGAAAAGAGTTAATCAATTTATAGTAGATGAAGATACTAATATTATAAAATTGATAGCTAGAAATACAGGAAATATGTTTTTGATAGATAAAGAAGATTATGATTTGGTTAAAGACTATTGTTGGTATGAAGATAAATCAAAGTATTTAATTACAAGATTGCCAGATAATCGCAGAATATTGTTTCATAGATTAATATTCTTTAGAAATGTTGAAAATACTTTTAATAATGAAAAAATTGACCATGATTCAAGAAATAAATATGATTGTAGAAAGCAAAATTTAAGGAAATGTAATTTTTCTCAAAATGCACAAAATCAATCTATACCCAAAAATAATACTTCTGGTATTATGGGTGTAAATTATTCTCCTAATGATAAAAAATGGAGAGCCTATGTATCTGTTAATCGTAAGTATATTAGTTTAGGTTATTATACTGATAAAACACAAGCTATTATAGCACGATTAAATGGAGAAAAATTATACTATAAAGATTTTGCTCCACAAAAACATTTGTTTGAGAAGTATGGAATTAATTAAAATATAAAAATATTAAGACAATCCTGTGCCAAGCTTAAAGAGAAATCTTTTTGAAGGTTAAACGACTAAGACATACCGCCTAAGTTTCATATGAAATAAGGAGATGAAGTCTGTACATTCAAGGTGAAATTCCTTGTTTGGAAGCGCCGATTGCCATTAAATTAATTAATGGTAATGATATAGTCTATTCTTTGTGGTGACATAAAGTAGTAAAGAAATTAAAAGGAATTATTGCTAAAGATATGCCTAAACATTGGTACATGAGAAATTATTGTGAAACAGATTTAGATAAAAGAATAGTGGCAGATAAAAAGCCATATTATTTTATGTATAATTATCCCGCTATTAAAAAAGCATATGATAGTTATATAAAACAAAGTAATGATAAATGTTTAATGCTTTATGGATGTGATATTAAGGATTTAGAAACAAAAGAAGAATTATCAGAAGAATGTGAAGAATTTTTATATTGGTATCATGTACAAATGCCAGTTAATTGTTCTCCGTCTACAATGAACCGTTTATGTTGGTATATTGAATCTGAGTTTAATGGATATGTCACTCAGTTAAAAAACCAAAATTTTGATTATATTTTTTTAAAAAGTGATAAAGTTATTCGATATTCAAAAGCAAAAAAAGAAGAAATTGAGAAATTAGAAAAAGAATATGTACGTAGAATTAAAAATTTTAAAATAGTTATTAAAGAAAACAATTTATCTGCCGAAGAAGCTAATAAAAGAACAGAAGCATTACAACAAGAATTTAGAGATGAAGCAATAAAAATTTGTTCTAATAAATGGCAATTGATGAATATAGTATTAGATTTATGCTATGGAAAGAATAAGAACAAATATTTTTGTTGGGCTGTTATTGGAGATTTAATAATTGAAAAATTAAAAGAAGATGGAGAGAAAGAAAATGAATAAAATAGTAGTAAATGAAAAAAAATATGTATTAGATGCTTTGAATGGCACTGAAAAACCTGATATTGGGTTTTATTCTTTTCTTAATTTGATATCTAAATATTATGCGGCTCAATGTGATACAGCAGAAGAAACAATTTACAATGTAGACGAACAGATGAAGAAACTTTATAAAGAAGAATATTTAAAAGAAAAATGGTATGTGTATATTTCTGGAATATTCAAAAAGGTAAAAGAAGGAATTACCGGAATTAATGATAGAGAAGATGTAGTGGTTTACACATGGGATATGTGTCAAGTGTTTAAAGGAGAAACCGACCAGGAGCGTAAGCTATTGTTTTCAGCCTATGTTATAGCGCATTACATGGGGTGTAACGGCTGGTTAAATACTAAGACTAGTAAAAGTATCGCTAACTGGTTTGAAATGGCTAATGTGGCTTGTACTGGTTCAGATAGATTTATTCTTTTAGGAGAAATGAAAAAGAAAGGATTAATAGAAACTACAAAAAAGTGTGATAACTTAAATATAAGAGTAAATATGCTTTCTGAGTATTTTGGAGAAACCCCGGTATTTAGAATTACTGAGTTAGAAAATCTAGGTAACTTATTAATAGCCACATATAAGGATGGATATAAGCAGTGTAAGTGTGGCAGATTAATAAAAATTAATTCAAATAGACAGACGATGTGTAGATTTTGTGCTTCAAAAATTGACCAAAAAAGAGAGGGGTAGAAGAAATAAGTACGAAAAAATAGGAATTAGAGGGTGTTAAAAAAGATAATAAAAACTATTGAAAAAATAGTCATAAAAATTCAAATGACTTTGATTTGTTATAAGGGAGTAACAAAGAAACCAAAAGTAAATTGAGGATGTAAACTCGATAAAGAGTTGCAATCCTTAACAGAATAAAAAGAATTTAAAGGAGAATTAAAATTATGGCAAAGAAAGTAATCAAGGTAACTGACATGACTTCCGCAGAACTGGTAAAGGCTATTGCGGCAAAATCTGGTATATCTCAGGCGCAGACAAAGGTAGTTCTGAGCGCTATGGGCGAAGTTTGTAGAGAGTGTGCTACCGCAGGTAAGAAGTTTAATCTGTTTGGGTTGGGAAAGATGGGATTTGCTCAGATTAATGGTAAGCCAGAGAGAAATGGTGTTATCAATCCTAGAACCGGAGAGAAGGGCCTGCTTCCTGAAACTCCTTCTTATACCAAGCCTGTATTTAAGGTTTCTAAGAGTTTAGTGGATGAAATTAAGGAATCTACCAAGGGCCGCCCATTTGTAAAGTAAGTTTCAACATTTTTTTAAAAATAAATTTTAATTAATGTTGTGAGATTGGAGATTACCTTATGGCAAGGACAGGGGCATCCAAAGCGAATGCGTTGACTTTGAGAGAAATCTCTGACCTTATAGCCGTTTCAGTAAAAAAACAGGGAAAAACTGTTACTGCTGAAACGGCTAAACTTTGCTATTTGGCTTTAATTGAAATTATAGCTGACGAACTTAAACGTAATGGAAAGTTCGTTATCACTAACATAGGTAGTTTGGAAACATATATGTTTGGTGGATTTATGAGAAACAGTTATAATGTTCAGACTAAAGAACATAAATTAGAAAAAGTGCCAGAAACAGTTGTAGTAAAGTTTAATCCGTCTGATTATATAAAGGCATATCTCAATAATAGAGAAATACCTTTAGGAATGAGGCGGAGAAGCAAAGAAGTTGAAAAAAAGGCCAGAGTAAGCAAAACAAAAAAAGAATTACTTAAAAAAGAAATGGCTGTAAAAAAGAAGAAAAAATACGAAAAAATTGTTCAACCTATAGAAATTGATGTGGAAGAGGAAGATTAATTTAGTAGTATAAACATAAAAGTGAAGGTAAAATTAAGTTTGATAATCGAGTGTGGGTATAATGAAGATTCCGTTAGGAAAAGAGCCACTTTAAGATTACAAACTTAATTTTACCTTCATTTTTTGACATTTTAATTTTAATACATAAATAAAAAAGAATGGAAGTGATTGCGATGGCCACAGTTGTTAAAAAAATTCGTCCCATAACTGATTCTTATTGTATTAGGTGCAATAGACAGTATCCAATAGAAAATTTTTACAAAAGTGATAATATTCATCACACTACAGGAGTAATGCCTTATTGTAAAAATTGTACTAAGGAAATGTATCAGGACAATTTAAAAAGATTTAAAGATATAAGAAGTGCTTTATGGGTGACATGCAGTGAAGTTGGAATACCCTTTATGGAAAAAGTCTATGATAATCTTATGGAAAAAGTTAAAAAAGCTCGTGATGAAAAAGTTTTAACCAGTACATATAACTATTGGGGAAATTTTATTTCTAGTTATATGGGATTAAAGAAAAAAACAGATAAATGGGATAGTTTTGGAGTAACAGATGTAGATAAATCCGAAGCTATTTTAGATATTAGTCAAGAAAAATTAAGAAAAGAAAAACTCAAACAGTTTATTTTAGACTGGGGAGAACAAGATGAAGATGATTATGCGTATCTTGAATATCGGTGGGATTTTTATACAGAAGATATAAACCTTACTCCTGCTCAGGAGAGTTTATATAGAAAATTATGTATTTCAGAGTTAGATTATCGTAAAGCAAAAGAAAATGAAGAAAGCGGAAAAGAACAGCAAGAATCTATTCTTAAGCTTATGAAAACATTAAAAATTGATAATTTTACTCAAAAGAAAGAAAAAACTCTTACAGAACAAATGTTAGAAAGACAGATTTGGGAAATTGAAAATACTACTCCTGCTGAGTGCGAAGATTTAAATAAGTACAAAGATTTTTGTAATATTGAATCTGATTGGTTTAAACATGTGGTTTCTGCTGTTAAAAATATTATTGCAGGAACGAAAGAATATCCTCTAATTCCCAGAAAACGTGATTAGTAGGAGGATAAATTATGAATGAAAATGAAGAAATAGAATTTAGACAACCTAGTATAACAGAATTAATTGAAGAACGTAAAAGAAAAAATGAAGCAAAGAAAAAGAAAAATAGAAAAATACCTTATGAACAAAGAAGAAAAAATATTATAGAGTGGACTACTTTTTATAGACGTAATTGGAATCTTTATGCAGTGCATAGATTATTGTTGTCTCTATATCCTTTTCAGCATATTATGCTTTATTTAATGGGTATAAGTAATACATTTTTTGCTATATGTAGTCGAGGTTTATCAAAAACCTTTATTGTGGCATTAGGTGCGTTAATTCATGGATTGCTTTATCCTTATGCAGAAGTGGTTATTACTTCTTCTACTATTCCACAGGCCAAGAAAATGGTAGATAAGAAAATGGAGAATGAATTGTGTAAAAAACTTTCTCCATTGTTACAATATTATTATGAACATGAAGATATTAAATTTTCATATAGTGATAATGAGATAAAAGTTGAAATTAAACCAACAAATTCAACTATTTTAGTACTTCCTTGTTTGGACAGTGCTAGAGGTGGAAACATTAAGTTGCACAACTCGCCTCTCTGGTTGGTGACAATCAGTAAAAATAAATTGGGAAAGAAACCTGGAAACCTGAAATGGTAATCAGAATGGAAGGATACGTGTAATAGCGTATTCACATGCAGAGCGTAGACATTGAACCTGTTTGAATCAGAATATAATATGTCCAAGAGTTCCCAACCCTTTAAATATAAAGGTGAAAAGGTACGCCGACCTTGCTAGAAATACAATAGCAAGAACTATGGGATAAAAAGCCCATAGGATAACATTTGGAACGTGCAACTTTTCTTATATATGAAGAATGTAGACTTTTGAAAAAGACTATTATAGATAGTGTTTTTCAGAAAATGGCCCATCCACGTCAAGCTAAATTTTTAACTTTATCAGAATATCAAGATGAAGATGGAAAACCTTTATCTCGATGGTTAGAGGAATGTAAATCTGTTTATATTACTTCTGCTAGATTCAAGATAGAATGGTTTTGGACGGAATTTAAAAAAGTAGTTCAACAATGTATGATATCTAATAAGCATAAATATAATTTCTTTGCAGGAAATATATTTTTAGCAATATTATATGGTTTAAAAACATGGCAAGATTATTTTCATGCCAAAGAATTTGATAGTGATATAGACCATAGAACAGAGGATTTAAATGAAATGATAGGGGAAGCAGATGGAGCTTTCTTTTCTATGGAATCTTTTAAAAAGAACCAAATTATACGTAATGCTTTTAAACCTCCTACTATATTAGATTTATATTCTAATGTAGATTTAGGAAACAGACCCAAGAAAGATGGAGAAAAACGATTAATATTCATTGACTATGCTTTTGCGAATACTACATCAAATTCTAAAAATGATAACAGTGTTATTGGCTGTATGTCTGTTATTTTTAGAGATGATGGGAAAACCTTAAGGGAAGTAGATTATATAGGTACTCACCCCGCAGGAGACAGTATAGGATTTAACTTGAAAATTAGAGAATTTTTCTTTGATTATCAAGCTGACTATATTGTATTGGATTAAATTTTTGAGGTCCGCTTTCATAGTGATATGGAAGAAAAATAATGTATTGAATTGCTGGAAACCCCTAAAGCCACATGAACCACAACGTAAGTATGAAATAAAACTAAGCGTGATGGTGACGAAAGTAGAAAGAATCATGTGGATGGCATAAGGTTAAATCCTAAGTGCTAATATAAAATGGGCAATCAGCCGCCAAGCCTTGAATAGAGGAAGGTTCAACGACTATCCCGTAAGGGAGTACACTGCAAGCGATTGGCAGTGGAAGCGGTACACATCTTATTAATTTAAGATGAAGATATAGTCTGCTCTATATGGAAACATATAGTATCTAACACGTAGCGGTGTTTTTTTAGCTTATAAAAAGTAAATAAGACAGAGGGTAGCTACCTTTTCTTGTACTGCAATACAAGATTATTATTTACTTTTTATCATATCTTTTTGCAGAAAGGTTTAAGGTAGAAATTATGAAAATTTGGGAAGTAAATTCTAGTAAGCGTTTTAGTTTTGGTTGTATTTATTTATGGACTAATCTTATTAATGGTAAACATTATGTTGGACAGACAATTAATCTTTTCATTCGTATGAAGGAGTATAAACGTAATAATTTTAATTATTATATGAAAGAAGATGTGGAAAGAAATGGTATTGAAAATTTTGATATTGAAATATTGGAAAGGATAGAAGATATTTCAAATGAAGATTTCCTTACTGAAAGAGAGCAATATTGGATGGATTATTATCAGTCTTATGATTTAGAAAAAGGCTATAATATATTTGATGTTGCTGGCAATGTCTGTTATTTAAAACGTAGTGATACTATTAAAGAAAGATTTTGTGGAGAAGGAAATGGAATGTATGGTAAACATCATTCTGATGAATGGAAACAAAATCATTCTGATTGCGTAAAAGGTTTGTGGGAAAAAGAAGAATATAGAAAAGTTCAGACAGAAAGGATGCAAGGAGAAAATAATCCTATGTATGGGGTATCTTTAGATGGCGAGAAAAATGGAATGTATGGTAAACATCATTCTGATGAAACCAAAAGAAAGATAGCTGAAAGTAAAATAGGGAAAACTCATGCACCTACTCATTTTAAAAGAGTGAGATGTGTTGAAACTGGAAAAATCTATAATAGTCAGAGTGAAGCCGCACAAGAGTATGGCATAACTCAGGCCGCAATCAGTGCAGTTTGTAAAGGTAAAAATAAGACAGCCAAGAAAATGCATTGGGAATTTGTAGACTAATCTCAAAAATAGTAATAGAAACAATTTCGGCTTAGAAATGGCGGTGAAGTAAATTACAATGACCTTACTACAATTCTTGAACATCCGCAAAGAGATGAAAAGCATTGGAATAGTCATGGTTTTACAGTTTCTTATGAAGAAAGATTGCATGTACTTCCAAAAGCTAAACTTGAAGATTTGAAAAGTAGAGCAGTTGACCCACAAGCAATTCCTGCTATTATTCCTATTCAGGGTACAGAGGAATTAAACAGTAATATGTGGTTAGACTTACAAAAAGCTCTTAAAGGTGAATATATTCATTTCTTAATTGATGAACTTAATTTGGAAACTTTGATGGAAGAAGATTTAAGTTATTTTGATTTAAGTAGCGAAGAAAAAGCAATTATTAAATTGCCTTATGTTCATACTCTGGAAATGATAGGTGAAGCTATAAGTCTTAATCAAACCTGGAACGGAGGTAAGGTTAAACTTCATGAACCTACCACAACAGATGCTACAAAGGATAAAATAGTAGCAGTTAGTTATTGTAACTATATAGCTACTTTACTGGAAAATAAATATGCTATACAAAATCAAAATGATACTAGTATGATTGATATAGAACAATTGGTATTTTAACAAATTTGGGCTATTTTTTATAGCCCTTTACATATATAAATTTATAAAGAAAGGAGAAAGCTAAATATAAATGAAAAATAGTCCAAGGATAATTCCTAACCAACAGCAGAATAATATTTCTGTTTCTGATTCTGTTATGTTATCAGAACAAGAAGCATACGATGTGATAAAATTTGCAAATAATTTATACGGCTATGAAAGTTTTGGTGTATATACCCCATGGCTTTCTAATGAAAATTTAATCAATCTTAATAATAATTCACGCATTCCTACTAATGTGGAATCTATTATTAAAGCATTAAAGGATTATAAAAGAGAAGCTAATAATTTGCAAGCTTACAGTGAGTTTATGGAAGTATTTGATATGCTTTATAATCGAACTGTTGAATATTATACAAATCTTCTTTCTTTTGATTTACAAATTACATGTAAAAATGTAAAAAATCCCAAAGAGGATTATACTTCGTCCAGATATTTAGAAGATAAAGCAAGAGTATATAAGTTTCTTGATAATTTTGACTATAAAGCAGAATTTAGAAGAGTTGTAAAACAGTTGTTGCGCCATGAAACTCATTATGTGAGTTTTAGAAATAACATGAATAAAAATGACCCTAAATATACATTGCAAACATTACCACAGGACAGATGTTTATTAACAGGATATTTTGAAAGTGGTTTATTGTTTGATTTTGATATGATGTATTTTATTGGTACACCGGGGGTAGACATAAATTGTTATGACCCTATTTTCAAAAAATACTTAAGTGAAGTATGGGCTACTCAAGGATTAATGGATTATATTCCTTCTAGTCCTTTAAGTAACAGAGATGGAACATTTACACTTTTTCATCAGACCAGCCCTATGGATAATTTCTGGGCTTTTAAATTTGATATGTCCAATTTTTCTTCTGTACCTTTCTTATCTCCATTTTTGAAGAATGTTTTCAACAATACAGAAATAGCAAAGTTGCAGAAAAATAAAGATATTGCTTCGGCTTTTGGTTTGCTGTACGGAGAAATGAGAATGCAGGAAAGTGCTAAATCTGGGGAAGTTCCTGATAGATTTGCATTAAATCCAGGAACATTAGGTAAATTTATGAGACTGGTATCCGCAGGATTAAAAAGTTCTATGACTTCTGATTCTGTAATTAAATCTGTGGCACTACCTTTGGAAGAAGCAGAATTTAAACAGTTTGAAGATAAAAATACAGGAATGGCTATAGATGCCGCTAAAGATACTGTAGCTAACGGGGCCTCTGCCAGTAGACTTTTATATGCTACGGATAGAATGTCTAATGAAGAATTTATAGCGGCAGTAACAGCAGATTATGAAATTGTAGCAAAACTTTATTCACAGTTTAATAATTTCTTAGAATTTTATGTTAATCAGAAAACTAAACAGTATAAATTTAAATTTACTTTTGATGGATGTACTCAACCATTTTGGAGAAAACGTAAACAAGATTCTGTAATGAAACTTGCTGATGTTGGATTAGTTCTTAATTCAAGTGCATACGCGGCGGCATTTGGATATAAGCCCACAGATTTTGATAGACTGTTAGAAGAAGGACATAATGGAGGAATGTTAGATAACCTTTCTCAGTTACTTTCTATTCATAATATGTCTAATCCAGGGGGGCGACCTCCTTCTGATGAACCTTTGTCAGATAGTGGAGAGAGAAGCCGTAACCAATAGGTGGTTACAAGGTGGTACAAGTGATTAGAGCCGTTTTTTAGTCTGAACATGATAAAGTGTTCCAGATAGCGGTTTTTTGAATCTGTACTATCTTGTACCAATTTATAAAAAAGAGGGGTGAAATGTAATATATGTTAATTTCTCAAGAAACAAGTGAAGCTTTGGATATTTTAGTAGGTAAAATGTTTGACCTTAATCGAAGTTTTGATAGAGCAGTATCTTGGATGCAGAATGTGTTTAGTATGCCACAAGCCTCAGATATTGTTCATCATAATTTAGCACATTTATTTCCTTTATTGGCAGATTCATTAACGGAAATAAAAGACAGATACAATATTCCTTCTGTATATCCAGAAACACATAAAGATGACAGAGAATATGAGAATCTTTTTGTTATGTTCACAACACTTTTAAAAGAATGTTCAGACGGTTATGAAATGATTGTAAAAGTGGAGGATATAGCTATTTCTCATAAAGATAAGAATGTATTAGCTGATATGGTTGATTTTATGCAGAAATATAATGAACTTATGGGGCAGGTAATTACGTTAAGAGATAAGGCTCAACAGCTTCCTACTGCTTATGATGAATTTGATAGGCATATTAAATCTTGGAAGATTGATGGGGTGAAATTGTAATGGTAGAAAGATGTACCCCAAGTGATATTACTTCGTATTGGGTTGTAGAAGATACGCAAGAAAATATCATATTACAGAAAAATGAATTATATCCTCGTTATATGGATGAAAAATACTGTTATTATGAATTAAATAAACATTTTGTCGATGTTTATTTAAAATTAATAAATGAAGATATTTTGTTAAAAAGAATTAATGAATTTAATACCGTAGTAAGAAAGGGGAAGAATAGTGAGTGAAAAAGATAGAGGATAATAAAACATTAACAGGCACAATTCATAATTTCTCTATTGATTTAATTGAGAATTTCATTGAAGATTCTGACCCAGAATTTGCATACGGCACAATGGTATTTTTATCTACAAAGCCAAATTCTCATAAACTGGATATAAGTGAAGATGTTTTACGTGAATGCGCTTCAAGTATATTGGGTAAATGGGTAGTATGTAGGGTGAATCCTTATACAAAAGAAGCAGAAGGTCATTCTCCCTTAGAAGTTATTGTAGGGCAAGTTCCTAAAGACCAGGAAATAAAGTTCAGTTATGATAAAGACGGTTATTTATTGGCAAGCGCCGATTTTATTTTATCTAAAATTTACGCTGTAGATACTTATAATTTGTTTAAAAATGGTAACTTTAGAAATGTTTCTGTTGAAATGTTGACTAGCGGAACCATAATGGCAGATGGTAGAGAAGATGAAAAAGATGTTTCTCATTTAAGTATTTGTGGAGTTACTATTTTAGGAAAAAGAATTAATGGAAGTTGCCCCAGTGCAAACGCTCAGTTAGTTCAGTTTGAAGAAAAAGTAACAGAATTTTATGAAAATCATCATATTAACGAACTAGAAGCGTTGAAAAAGTTTGCCGAAGAAGGGAGAAAAGCAATGGCAGATAAGATGTATAAAGTAGATAAATCAAAAGATGCAATGTCAGATACTCCATGGGGAGATATAAACAAAGAAGAATTAAGGAAAAAGATTATGGAAGCTAGTAATAAAGCTTCTTTAGTTAAGGATGTTTATATGGTAGTAGAAGATGGTTGGGAAGAAGCTCCATCTGAAAAGCTTAAATATCCTGTTATGCAGTTTAAAGGCGATACTTTAGTGTATAACAAAGGTGGTTTGAGTTCTGCTTTAGGTTATGCAAAAGCAGAAAATGATTCATCAGTAGTTGATAAAGTAGAAAAAATCCGTAAGGATTTAGACATTGAAGATGAAGAAAATAAAGATAATAAGAGTAAAGAAGGGAAGGAGCGTAAAATGGCGGCAGAAAAATTTGAAATTGAAGGTCGTGAAGCTTGGGGTGAAATAATTAAAAAGGTTCAGTCCCATGAAGGTCAGGGTGTTTACGTTGACAGCGTAGAGAAAGACCACATCATTTTTACCAAAGATGATATTCGTTACAAAGTAGAAGCGGATGTAAAAGTGGGAAAAGACGATAAAACCGTTGATGCGGAAATTCATTGGGATACAAAGAAAAAGGATAAGGTTCAGAAAATGTCTAAAAAGTCTAAGTTGGATAATGACGACGACGACAATGACGATGAAGGAGATAATAATGAAGATAAAGAGCACAGAGCTAATCTTCGTAAATGTGCTAAATTTATTGAAAAGTTATCTTCTGATGCAAATGTAGATGCTTCTGCATATATGGAAATGTTAGAGAAAGAAGCTGAAAGAAATAAAATTTTAGCTGAAAAATTGGCAGAAAAAGACCATATCATTATGGAACATACTACAGAGCTTGAAAAGTTAAGAAAATTCAAGGAAGATAAAGACAAGGAAAGAGTTGAAATGGAAGTTTCCAAAACCTTGGAAGAAGTAAAAGAGTTTGTGGATAAGGAATGTTTTGAAACTCTTAAGACAGAAGGAATGGCTTGTAAGATGGAATCCATTGATGGTTGGAAGAATAAAGCAAAAAGTATGGCTTTTGAAAAGAGCCATGGCAAGTCACAGAAATTTAGTTCTAATGGTTTGTGGAGAATGGGTGCGCCTGTAGAAACAAAGAAAAATGGCGGCCTGTGGGAAGATTAATAAAAAAGGAGAGAAATTAATATGGCTAACACGATTTTAGTTTTAACAAGGATTGCGGCTGATAATGTAGATGCTTATAACAGAAGTGCCATTGCAACTACTAATACAATGAATGGAACACTGCTTACTTTGGAAACTGGGTTAAGTACGACACCTGGAAAGTCTTTCGTATTTAATGCTACACCTTTAGCAGACGCAAATGCGCATAAGCAGTACTGGATGGCTTGCTCACCAGAAGTAAATGTTTTAGGGGATGGTACTCTGCTTTATAAGGGTATTAACAATGACCCCAGAAGTTTCTTTAATCCTGCCAATGTGGAATTTGATGTATTTGCTGTTCAGATTGGTGATATTGTTCAGGTAAGTGCACCTTTCTTTGCAGAGAATTTTGACCCAGGAACTGTTACTGGTGCAAAAGTAGTGGAGTATGATGCCGCCAATAACGGAATGACTGCTAAGACCACTCCTACGGTTGATTATGCTGGTATTCAGTTTGAAATCATCAAGAATTTTAACTTTGTTGTAGGCAGTGATAGTGTTCCAGGCTGGCTGTTGATGCGTGTAAACTAATTAAAAAATAAATAAGGAGAGTATAATTTTATGAGAGACTTAAGTATTGTAAAGTTTGCCAATGGTAACGATACTACTCTGAAATTCGCTGAAAGATTCAGAGACTATTATTTCCATTTTATGTCAGAAGTTGCTAAGAAGAATTTAGGAACTTTTGATTCTTCTGTGTCTTTACAGGCTAAAGAAGATAGAATCAACAAAGATTTTATGACGGAAGTGCAGAGGTTTGCAAATTTCCAGATTCCTGAGAATCTTGAACCCGCTCATATCGTTACCCATCCTACTATTGGTTGGGCCGCTTTTGCTATTGTGGATATGCTTATCCAGGCAGTTTTACCAGAGACAATTGTAAACTCTATCGGAACTTATACCGATATTCGTAATATTGGCTGGGGCGATTCCGCACAGTTTGAGATTAAGCCAAGAGCGCTTATGACTATTTCTACGGCTGGCCATGGTCAGAGGACTACTTTCAGGCAGAAAGAATTCAGTTCCAATAAAACTCTTTTGCCTGTAAATCACGATATTACTGTATACGCATCTTTATATAAGGTGCTGGCAGGAAAAGAAACTCTTGCCGATTATGTCCGTAAAGCAATTCTGTCTATGGATACAGAAATGACCAGAGACGCTTACAGCGCTTTCCATGCTGGTCTTAATGGGGCTGATTATCCTTCTGCACTGGTTAAAACCGGGTACACGCAGGATACGCTTTTAAATCTTTGTCAGGTGGTAACTGCTTACAACCAGGGTGACAAGGCTGTTATTGTAGGTACTACTGCCGCTTTATCTAAGGTTCTGCCTGATAATGCCGCAGGTTACAGAATTGTTACCAATTCCGAAGCTATCGGTATTCAGCTTATTCGTAATTTCTTTGAGTACGATGTGCTGATGCTTCCACAGGTTGCTACCGCTAACTATCAGGATTATGGTCTGCTCTTAGACGATAAGGAAATTTACGTTATTTCTCCGTCTACAGACAAATTAGTTAAGGGTGTTGTTGAAGGTGTTACTTTAAACAATAGTAACAACTATTATGACAATGCTAACTTAACTTCCAACTCTACTATCAACAAGAGCTGGGCTTTTGAGTTTGTTTCTAATGCTACTGCTGGTCTTTTGAAGTTAGCATAAGCATAAACCATTACTATTTTAACGCTGGGAGAAGTTATTTTCTTCCAGCGTTTTTTTTAATTTGAAAGAAAGGAATAAAAGGATATGGCAAAAACAAGTACAAGTACATCTGCAACAAAAACTACTACTGTTAAGAAAACAGGAACTTCTATTGAGCCTACAGAAGTAGAAGTAAATGAAATGGAGGAAAATATGGAAAGTAAAACAGTTCCATCTAACGATGCAATTTTAAGAGAAGAATATGAGAAGCTTTTAGCACAGGTGCAACAGCTTACTCAGTTAGTGAATACAAACATGACCCATACTGAATCAGCTCCCTATACAAATTCAATGGAAAAAGAAGTTGTTGTAGTGAATATGTGTATGGGAGAATTAAATTTAGCTACAGAAGGAAATGGTAAGGGAACCATTTATAATTTTAAGCATTTTAATCAGGCTTTAGATATTCCTTTTGGAGATTTAAAGGATATTGTAAGAAATAATGCTCGTTTTGTAGATGAAGGATATTTCTATATTGCGGATGCAGAAGCCGTTAAGAGATTAAGAAAGGCTTATAATTACAAGAAAATTTTGGAGCCAGCTACAATAGCTAATATTTTTGATTATGATTCTAGCACTATTGTTTCTATGTATAAGGACGCACCCAGAGGACAGCAGGAGCTTATTGTTCAGATGATTCGGGATAAGAGATTAAATGCTGAAAAAGTGGATGCTAATGTTATGATGGAATTAGGAGAATTAACAGGAATTGATTTTCTGGGAATGGAACCTATAGCTCATAACTAATTAAAAAATAGGAGGTATACTTTTATGGCAACTTCCTTTGATGTGATAAAAGATTCTGCTCTTATTATTATCAGAGATTACAAATTGGATAAATTATATCAGACTAATCAAGAGAAGTTTCAAGAGTATACTGACGGTATCTTGATTAGAGCGATACCAAAATTTATTGAATGCGTCCACCCTTTGGATTATAATATAGCTAACAGAGAATTTATAGGAGATTTAACCATACACGAACAAAGCATTTTGGCTGATTGGTTTGTGTATATATGGTTAGAAACTAAAATAAATGATGTAACACAATTTCAACTTCATCTTACTAATACAGATTTTAAACATTACGCAGAAGCTAATAACTTACAACAAAAGTCTGAATATTTAGACAGAATAAGAGAAAAGATTAAACAGGATTCAGTTGATTATCAAGTTTTATATGTAAATCGACTTGAATACTTTAAGGAAATGGTTTATTAATGGACAGAAAATCTATTATAAACAAAATATTTAAAACCCTATATATTTATGAAGATTCTGTAGAGAAATATTCTAAGTATATAGGGAAGTTATTAGTGTTTTTATCTGGATTAGAAAATGATGAAATTGATAAGAAAGCAATAACCATGGTAAAGGGATTGAAAGCTTTAGGAACAGAAGTTGACCACGATATGGTTAAATCTACTGTTTTTAAAGTAATCAATATGGTTAAGCTAAAATAAAAAGGGGGATATGGTTATGGCTTTGAAATATTATGTAGATTACATTGACAATTTGGCTATGTCTCCTGATGATGAATACAGAAGTAGTATGCAAGCGTTAGTAGATGCTCAATGGGGTAATACTACTACAAGATATACTATTCAAGAAGAAACAAATATAGGAACTTCTGTTTATGAAGATATTGAAGTTTATATCAATCATGTAATTAATGAATCTTTTACAGGTCGTAAAAATGGTGATGATTTCAGAAAACTTATTTTTAAAGAAATTATTCAGAGTGGACAAAAGTCATTTAGAAATGCAAGAGGTCATATGTACAAATTTGATAATAACTATTGGATTACTACATTTACAGATAACTATAATGGGGATTCTGTTTCTGTAGTAGTACGTAGGTGTAATAATATAGCTAAATATATAGATAAAGAAACAGGAGATATTATAGAAGTTCCATGTGTATTGGATTATACTGCTACTTCTCCTTCTCCTAAATACAGTGAAGATATAGTTACTCCTGACAATCATGTTGTTCTTATTGTACAAGGAAATAATAATACAAAATGGTGGAAACAGAATCAAAGGTTTATTTTTAATGGTAGACCTTTTAAGATTACGGGTTTTAACAATTATTTACAAAATAATTATGTAACCCAAAATACTACAATACTATATTTTGATTTATACCTTGATGAAATTCAGCCGGGGGATGATATTGAAAATAGTGTAGCTAATCGTTATGATTATGTTTATTCTGTAAATATTTTACAGGGTAATTTTAGTGCTATGAAAGGTGATTCAGGCACATTAACAGCCGAAGTAAGATTGAATAATGAGGTAGTTAATCGACCTATCATATGGAATTGTATACCTCCTACGGGAGCCAATATTGATTCCGAGGGTAATTACACTATACTGGGTAATCCTGGAACAGAAATACAATTTACAGCCAGTATAAGTCAGTACGAACAAGTACTAGGTAGTGTAACATGTCAAGTGGTGGAATCCTTGCCTAAGATTAAGAAGCTTGTAATCGACCCTGTACTTGCTTCTATACCACAGGGGCAGAGCAAAACTTTCAGTGTAAATCTTTATATTGATGGTATTAAACAAACAGATATTGTAGATTATTCAATTAAGGGATTGGCTTCAAGTTATTATGACTTGAAAAGAAACGGCAATAATTTTACTGTTTCCGCTTTAAGAGCGTCTACAATTCCATTGATTTTCACTTTTTCTATTGGCGACATAAGTGAAACATTGGAAATTAAATTAAAATCGGCATTTTAAGGAGGGACGTTATGTTTAACAATTTTGCAATGTTGCCATCCGTCCCTTATAATATTATAATGACGTTGGCACAAAACAATGAAAATATTTTTAAAATATTAAAATATAATACCTATGATTGTTTATCTCAACCTGATTTAACATTTGAAGAAAAGATGGGAATGATTTATAAAAATCAAGACCAACAGCAGGATTATAGAATTTTTCTTAATCCATTGGTTGAGAATATGCAATATGATGCTACTACAATTTTAAAATGTTTTCGCTATGATAATTGGCCCAAAAATCATTTAGTTGCAGTAGTTGTTTATGAATTTGATGTTCTTTTTGGAGATAAAATAGCTATAATTGAATATAATGGAATCCCCTGTAATAGAGCAGACGTTATAGAAATGGAAATAATGAAAACTCTTAATGGGGCTGATATTGGAGGTATTGGACAGTTTCAGTTTAATGCTGATTTGTCTCAGTACTGTCGTTCAAGAATGGCATTAAATAATACCAGGAATTATAACGGTTGTACTATTTTTATGGCAGTGCAAATAGGTTCTATAGGTGAAAGTGGGTGTTTTAATGTTTGATATAAGTCCTTATCAGAATTATATTGAAATTGATTCACCCATTCCTTATGTAACTAGAAAAAAAGAAACTATAATGTTATATCCTGTTTTCACAAAAGATGCTAATAAATTTGTTCCTTCTTATGATATTTTAAGAATTGATAAGAATAAAATTGGAGATATTAATATTATCCAAAGTTCTTATTTGCAATTTTTATTACAGGTTGTTTTGTACGATGATTTATTTGGGGGAGCAGATGGGGTTAAAGCACCTCATACAATTTTTTATTGGAAATTTATACGAATTTTGGAACTATGTTTTCAATTAGATAATATAAGTGAACAATTCTTAATAAAAATAAATGACAAAGGAAAATTTGTTTTGTTCATTAAAGATATCTTGATAGATTATAAAGATTTTAATAATATAATTCAGTTAATTATGTATCAAAATGTTTATGGCTATGAAGATGATACTGACATGAATCCAGATATTAAAGAAGCCATAGATGAATATTATGCTTTGGTAAATAAGGGTAAAGAAACGGTTACTCTTGAGCGTAAAATTTCTATTGTTACGGCTCATACTGGTATAAAAAAAGAATTGTTACTTATGACTTATTATAGTTTTATGTCCTTATTTGAAGCAGTAGTCGATGAAATAGATTATGTGGTAAATAAGAATATTGAAGCTAATGGAGGTAAATTTAAACAACCTATAGAACATTTTGTATATAGAGATAAAAAGAGTAAATATTCTAATGCTTTTGGAAAGAAAGAGAGTTTAGAAAAAGGATTCAAAAAAATATAATTTTTTAAATAAGAAAGGGGCAAAATAAATGGCTGATATTTTTTTGGCTGGTGTAGCCACAGTTGATTTGTACGATGGACGGGAATTATTCTCCACAGCAAAAACTCTGGTAGATTCTTCGATTTCTTTAAACGTATCTTTGGAGGAAATTCGTGCAGGACAGGGCGCAAAGCTGTACGGTAAGTATGCACATTCCTCTGTAATGGACCTTAACCTTACAGACGCTATGTTCCGTTTGGAATATATTGCTAAGAATGTAGGTAGTGAAATTTCTATTGGAGGTACGGCAATTTTTAATGAGCAGGTTACAGTTTCTACTGCTGGAAGTATTGATGTAACCAATACTCCTGTCTCATTTGGAAGCTATGGAGCGGTAGTTTGGTATAAGAAACCTTCGGAATCTTCTTGGACTTCTGCTATACCAAATGGTAAAACTGTTAGTATCACTGGTGCAACAGTAGGAGAAATTTATTGTGTTAAGTATGCAAATACTTTTGATTCTATGCGAGTATTAACAGTAAATGCTAACTTTATTCCTGCGACTGTTCATGCGGTTATGACTGCTTCACTTTTCCAGGGTAACAGTAATAATCCTAATGATGCCAATACGACAAAGATTGGTGAGGTTCAGATTGATATTCCACGTCTTATGCTTTCTGGTGCGCAGGATATCACTATGAATATGACAGGTGCGGCTCAAACACCTCTTACTGGTTCAGCATTGGCTACCAGTGAAACAGAAGGGTGTGAAGAGGATGCTATTTACGGTACTATTAAAGAAATTATTAATGGTGCCAATTGGGTTAATGACGCATATGCTTTAGCTATTACTCAGCCTGATATAGAACTTACTGTTGGAGAAAAGGAAACTATTAGTGCTTATGCATTAATTAGAAATGCTTCTCCTAAAAAAGTAAATCCAACTCAGTTGACATTTACAAGCTCTGCTACTGCTACTGCCACTGTAGAGAACACAGGCGAAGTAACAGGTGTAGCGGCTGGTACTACTACGATAAACGTAGCTTTAACCGCTAATCCTACAATAGAAGGTTTTGCTAATGTAACTGTGGCATAATGTCTTTTACGAGTTTGTAACCATAGAAATGGGAATGAGAGATACCTCTTGTTCCCATTTGTACATAATTTAGAAAGAGGTGTAAAAGTATGTGTCCAGATTCATATAAAGATAAAGTAGGAAACAGAGAAATGATTAAATGTCGTAAACAAGGAGGAAATATATGTCCTTTTGTTTATTGGTGTGAGAAAATTCAGGATTGGAAACCTTTAAGAGATACTCAGGAAACTTGTATGATTAGAACTAGGGTGGAAAAACCAGATAATGCCAGCATAGTTAGATTTGAAAAGAAAGGCCAGCTATATATAGAATATGATAACGGAGTAATTGTATTAGATAATCCTTTTAATTTTGTGCCTAAATATGTTACTTTAATTAAAGGCAAAAATGGAACTTTTTACATTAATAAGAAAAAAGGATATCAGTAATAATTATTATATTAAAGGTCCGAAAGTCTTTATAAAATAAAAAAAGAGTTATATAACATAAAAAATATAACTCTTTTTATTAACATTATAACAAATAGATGATATAATAACCTTATAAAAATATAAGGAGGTTTATTATGAAACTTGGATTTAATGATTTGATTGAAGCGTATAATGAATTCAAATTTATTCAAAGTACTTATAAAGGAGAAAAAACAGACTGGTACGAAGTTCATTTAAAACTTTACAATCTTATGAAAAGTTTAAACGAAGATGTACGTCAGAGCGGTAATTATAGCTTTAATCTTTTTGTTAAGAGAAATTTATTATCCGCAATAGAAGAAGAGTATACCAGAGTAGGTAAAATTATTGATGAAAAAGAAAGAAAAGAAATGGAAAAATCTAATAAAAATACAAGATATTGCCCTAAATGCGGAAAACCTTTATTTTTTCGTCAAATAATGTTTGAAGGAAGCATACATTATCATTCTGAATGTAAAGGATGCCATTACAGACCTAAAAGCCTTCCAGGAAAAACGATACAGGAATCTTTAGAATTGTTAGATAATTGGCTTAATAAATAAATTAAGCTACATAAATAAGGAGATATTTTTATGAGATATAAACAAAATGTTTGTCGTGGAGATGTTTTTTATGCAGATTTAAACCCAGTGATAGGAAGTGAACAAGGAGGGATTCGTCCTGTATTGATATTACAAAATAATATAGGAAATAGATTCAGTCCTACAATTATAGTTGTTCCTTTGACAACTAAGCCCAAAAAGTGTTTACCCATGCATCATGTTATAACTAAAGGCAATTACGAGTTTCTTTTGGCTGATAGTATAGCATTAGTAGAGCAGATAAGAAGTATTGATAGAAGCCGTTTAAAAGAATGGATTGGTTCATTATTGGATAAAGATGTTGAACGAATTTATACTAAGGCCATTATCAACTTAGCTAGTGACTAATTATAAAAAAGAGGGGAGGTAACTTTTTTGGTGGACGAAGCGGCGGTACAGGAAATTAAATCGGGCTTAAAAGCCGCGAATGATAAAATAAATAACCATGAAGTTAAGTTAGTTCGTTTAGAAGAATCTCATAAATACATTACGCAAATGGCAGAAGATGTTATAGGAGTTACAAAAGAATTAAATATCACCATGCAGAATGTACAATTAGCTATGAGAGGAATACAAGGAAATATGGAAAATTTAACTGCTGACATGGGAGATATTAAAGAACGAATGAACAAATTTGAAGATGATAATAATATTAATGTTCTTTCTGCCATTAAGAAAAATTGGAAAACTATTGTACTTGCATTAGCTTTTATCAGTTATGTTATGTTGAGTAAATATGGGATTCATATTTAATCATAGAAACTTAAAATTTATTTTTAAAGAATGAAAGGAAGGTTTAATATGCCAGATTTTGGAATTGTTTCTATCCCAGCTATTGTTGTAATTGCTTATCTTGCAGGAAGTATTGTAAAGAATTACACTCCACTTGAAAACAATAAGATTTTGCCTATTGTTGGAGTAGTGGGAGGTATATGTGGAGTGATAGGTTTTCATATTATGCCTGATTTCCCGGCTCAGGATGTTATGACAGCGGCGGCA